GCTTAATTTTTCCTGCACTCGTAGAACGAGATACAGAGGCAACCACTGTCGTAGGTCGTTTTTGAACCTCACCAGACCTTGGCTTGTCATTTGTCTGCCCGAATAAATCAGGAAACGTTGACTTCATGCGACCATCAATTTGATCGAAATATTCAGCAGAGCGGGGATCCACTCCGTTTGAGACTAGTTTCTGATGCAGCCCTAGTGCGTAGCTGGTGTATTCTTCAAACCCTTGCTGTCCGAACCACTGGTTTTTTGCCTGCCAGCGCAGAGTTTTTTCGTCCGGTTCAACCCTTGAAGGTTGGGCTTGTTGTGTTTGTACCTCAAAATTATCTTCCTGTAAAGGGGTAGGCCGATAATTTTTTACTTGTTCTGCACGAATTTTTGCGTCTGTAACTTCTTCTAACGCTGCAACAATTGCATCGTTATCAAAAGCTTCTTGGGCTGCCCTAAGTTTGTTACGGGCTTTATCCAACTCAAATTCGGCCTTACCTTTGGCCCCCTCAATGATGGCTTCTTGTCCTGTGTAGACGTTCTGCTTGAGGCGTTTGTTCTCCTCAATTAACTGCTGTGCAAGACGCTCAAGCTCTTGCTTCTCACGCATTGTCGCTTCTTTGATACGGCGCTCGTCGTGACGGGCGTGGGTCAACTCTTTAATGCGCCCCTTGACTTTGTCAGAATAGGACTCGATCTCGTCCTCGGTTGGATCCAGTACTTCACGGTCTAGGGGCTTGCGGCCCCTGTCACGCTCTGGTGTATCGTCTTCAATTTCAATCTCTACGTCGCCTTCGCCTTCTATTTCAAACTCAACTTCGGCGGTTTTTTTGTCCTCGACTTCGTCGGGGAACTTGTACGGTTCAGCCATATTCTTCCTTTCAAGCGCGGGTTAATCCGCGAGGGTCTTGCACAACAGCATCAACTTGGTCGTCGTTGATGAGACGGAACTCCTTGCCAAAGATCTTAAATCTTGTGCCGGAGTAAGTACGTACTAACACGAAGTCGCCCTCTTTACACCATGCTCCGTTAGGAAACTTAGTGGTGTCGTTGTACGCGTCGGGGCCAACTTTTAAAACAAACAACACGGTGGTTGCCGTTTCTTCTTGGCGCATGCTTTCAAGCGGTCGGACTAAGTCCAGACTTGTACCGTCGATACGTTCAGAGATGTCGGGCACGGCGCAAAGAATCTTCCAACCTGTTGGGATTGGGAGTTGCGTGGCCTTTAGCTCGTCAGTAGCTTCGGGAGCATCCAGAGGTTGGATGGGTTCAGGCAGTGCAAAAGCACCGGGGGAGAGATCAAGATCACTCATTGGATTCTTCAACTTTCTGTGCAAGGTCAATTAAATAACGCTCTGCGAGGGCTAGACCCTGAATAATCCCGCAGAGTTTTTGGTACTCTTCAAAAGTACGGCACGAACCGCCAGCCAAGTCATCGGCATAGTTGTTCATGTCAGTGCGTATTTTTTCACGTAATACGCGTACGAAGTCTTGGATCATTTTCTAGAACCTTGGTTTCTACTATTTTGAAGCGCAGCAGTACGCGCTTGTAACTCCATCTGGGCTTTACTCTTTGCGATGTCGGCGCCCATTTGGATGCCGGCACGTTCTTGTTCAAACTGTTGTTTAAATTCGCTCTCTTTGATTTGCGCACCTGTGCGAAGAGCATCTAACTCCAGTTTGCCGCTGACTTCTTGTTCTCTCAAAGCCTGTGCGTCGGCCTTGGCTGCAGCGTCCATCATGATCTTTTGTTTCTTCAACTCTAGCTCTTGGCCCTTGAGTTGCAACTCCTGCATCTGCATCTGCAAAATTGGGTCTTGCATCTGTTGCTGTGCCTGCATCTGAGCAGCCTTGGCTTGGTTCTGCATCATGACCTGCTGAGCCGCTTGAGCCATCATGCCGGACAACGCAATCTCAATCTGCGGTGGCAACTTCTCGTCTTCGGGTGGCAAGGGCATACCCAACTGCTGCTCGATCTGCTGGCGCATCTGGTAACCAACGTGCTCTGCAATGTGCGCTGTAATTGCGCCCATGATCTTGGGAGCCTGTGGGTTCTGGCCAATGAACTGCTGCATCATTGGGTCTTGCATCAGCATCATGTGTACTTGGATGTGCGAGGCGTGGTCTTGGTGCAGGAACGCTTTAAGTGGCGTGCCCTTGAGTGCGTTTTGGTTTTCCTGCACGGGATCGGTTGGCTTCATGTCTTCTTCGATTGGCACAAGTTTCTCTGCGTTCTTGATGCCCAACACGTTCAACATACCGCGGTGTAACTCTGGCAAGTTGTAAATGTCCGGAGCCATCTGCGCCATCTGAATGACCGCTTGGTACTGGATAACCCGCTGAGACATGGTCGCAGCGTTAGGGTCTGACACGGGGATAACGTCCACCAAGTCATAGTCGGCTTTTTTAGCTTTGCGAGTGCCGTATTCAGGTGTGTATGCGTAGTCTGCGTCGGTGTAGTCGCGGATGATGTTCTTCAAGAGCTTGAACTCTTGCTTCAATGCAAAGTGCACACGAGCCTGCACCGCAGTCATCACCTTTAACTGGCGTTCCAAGAGAGCCAACGTTGTACCAACGGGAGCCTGCGCAGACATGTCCGACACCTTCATGTCAGCAGTCGCAGCAAAACGCCTACCTTCATCAACGATGGTCTGCATCAAATTAAACAGCGTCTGGCTTGGCTCCTTGTATGGAAGCGGCAAAATGTTGTCGCGGATCGTGCCCGAGCCAACATCTACATCACGGAACTCTCCGGGTGCGATTGGTGTGTCATCACCTTTGATGCGCAGGCCCCGTGTCTTAAGTCCACCGGGCAAGTTGCTGAGTGTTCCTGCATCGACAAGTTGTCGCATGAGGGATGTAGCGGATTTAGCAAAGCCTCCGATAAGGTGGAAAAGCCCGAAACCGTAAGCTCCAAAACCCGGAATATATTGGTAGTGCACAAAGTGCTGGCGCTTGAGTCGGAGGTCATCTTCTTCCTTCCAGTTACGGCGGATTGACAGGATGTCGTTGGAGCCTTTAATCAACGTAACAACGTACGGCAACATGATGCCGGTCTCTTCGTCCGAGTCGTCTTTGTCCTCGTAGCCTTCAAGGTTCAAGTCAACGTGGCACTCATACAGCGTGTAGCGGTCATCGTTCAAGTCACTAAAGCCGGTCTCTTTGTCCTTGGCTTTCTGAATGTCTGTCAGATCTTTTGGTGAGTCCGGCAACTCAATGTCAAGGTAAAAACCAACTTGCTGGAGCTTGATGATCTCGTTCTTGGTCTTGCGCATGACGTGCGTAATGCGGTAACAAGTATCCAGATCCGTTGTGCCGTACGGCAGATACATATCTTCCGCAGGAATAAACATCGACACTTGACGTCCCAAATTGGGATCGTAGTAGACCTTCTTAAACGCTGAGCCTGTGGCTGGCAATGACCAGAGCATGCGCTCGTGTTCAGCGCGGTACTCCGTCATGACCTCCGTCAACTCGTAATTCATGTCGTCTTCGACGTTGGCCGCGACTTCTTTTAACTCTGGCGTTTCTTTGCCAATCAGTTTGCTACGCACAGGGCCTCGGGCTGGGAATGTCTCAGTGATTGTCTCAGCTTGGAAGCGCACAACCGCTTCGGTAATCATGGGGTGGAACACACCGCACGCGCCGTTCCATGGTTCAGTGCGTTCTTCTATCTGCAAGCCCAGAAGTTTTAGACCATCAACGTACGTCTTCTCCCAGTCCTTGCGGCCATTCTTGTCGTTGTCAATGTCAGACACCAAGTCACCAGCCAGCGACTGCAAGGCACCGTTGTTTATGTACTCGGCCAAGTTATCGTCAAAGCCTTCTTCATCGTCGCCCTCTCCGGGCGTGATGGTAATCTCCATCCCGTCCATACCGATGGTGACTTCTTCGGGATCAACGATCTCGATCTCAAGAGGAGATTCCTGTTCACCCAGCGCGTCAATGCCCATTGGTTGTTGGTACAGCGCTTTGTCGATGTTCGTTGCCATGTGTGTTCCTAGTAGTATTCGTGTTTCCGGCGGTGAAAGA